CGGTGGCTACGGTGGTTACGGTGGTTATGGTGGTTATGGTGGCTACGGTGGCTACGGTGGTTATGGTGGTGCTCACGGGCCTTGCCCGGTGCCCTACGGTGCAGGTGGCCATGGTGGCTATGGTGGCTATGGTTTCGGACCAAATAGCCCCTATCATCTAGGCGGCTACGGCGCTTATGGTGGTCCCGGTGGCGTTACTGGCGGCTTTGGTACTTACGCATCAAGCAGAGCCAAAATTTACGGCGAATTTCATAACGGAAATTTGAGATTTAGAGTATTACTAGATAATTCTGGAATGGGTGTGTTGGTACGCGGGAAAACTAGAATGGTTATTAGCAAAACTCAACCAACTGCTCTAACAGAAAACAATGTAACATTGACTTTACCCAGCCCAACAATTAGTTTGATAGAAGATTGGCATTTGGTTTGATTGGAAAAGTCCATAAGATTTTATGTCGCTAAATATCAGCGCATATAATAACTTTGGATTTCAATGGACCAGCAAAAACTCAATGAGGCTTTGGCTTTTGCCAATTATAGATTAACTCTACAGGTGCAGCGTCATAACATTGACGCTACCTTTCATGCTGCCCTAGTACTTTCTCATCAGGGATTTATTTTTAAGGTTAGTCGAGAGCTTATTTCATTTGTAGATGCTGCACTTCGCAGCGGTCTTCCAGTTCTGGTTGAAGACCAAACTGGCAATGTGGTTCAAATTGACAATCCGCAAGATTTTCTAAATCGGTGTTTTGAAACTTATAATGCCGCAACAGAGGCAAAAAAGAAGGCACAACAACAACTTAAATCAGCTAGATCAACTGCTAAAATTGTAGGGCTCTAATCATGTCAACTAAGGGCTTTATGATGTTCGCATACAACAACGAGCAACTAGATTATACTCAGTTGGCTATTGTAGCAGCCTATGCAGTAAAAAAATACATGCCGGATTATTCGGTTGTGCTAGTAACCAATCAGCAAAGCTTGTCACGTTGTGAAGATTTGCACGGACACAAACTAATGCATGCTGCTTGGGATGATGTTGTTATCACAGACCCTGTGTATGAAAGAAATATGCGATTACATTATGACGGTGCATACTATAGCTTTAATGCACAGTTTACTAACACCAATAAACACAACATCTATAATCTAAGTCCTTTTGATGAAACTATTTTAATTGACACAGATTATCTTTGTGGCAATGATAACCTGGCAAAGTTGTTTGATGGACCATATGATGTTGCTATGTATAGGGATGCTCGTAATCTACGCATGGAAGAACCTTTTACCACAGAACGATGGCTGCACTATGCAGGTATTCGCATGTGGTGGTCAACAGTAGTATATTGGCGCAAAAGTATCGAAGCCGAACATTTTTTTAATATTTGGGCAGCAGTTAAAAAGAACTGGGAATACTATCGTTTCCTTTACAAATTTCCCGGAAGCCTGTATCGCACAGATTATTCTGCTAGTATTGCCGCGCACATGTGTGACGGTTGGCAAGATGGCGGCTTTGTTGGGCATATTCCCGGTTTCATGCGTTATCAAGATCAGCGCGACGATATCATAGAAGTCAAAGGTCCCAACCATTGGAACATGTTGAGCAACTTACCAGAAGAGTGGAAAAATGTTGTTGTTGAAATCCGCGGCGAGGATATACACTTGATGAACAAGAAAAGCATATTTCGTAATTACGAAAAGATTATGGAAATGTTGGCATGACTATTCATATCATAATTGAATCAAAAGAATCCGAGTCTCAGCAACTGGTAGAAATTACCAAGCATGATGCAACATTGGTTAATGTTCAAGAAAAATTCAACATTATAGATCTTTCTAACTGTGCCACAGTCAAAGACAAATTAAAAACACTTGCAGAAATATCCTACGAGTCTGGAGATGTTGTTTGTTTTGCTGGTCTATGTGTTAGACAGTTTACAACTACTGTTAGAGAATTAGCTAGACAAAGGAAAACAAATTTTATTCCCGGTGTAGGTGTTGACCATAGATTACAAGCGATTTGGCCAAATTGCATCAGTAAGAGACTGCCCATCGATAAAAACTTTTATTGGGCATGGCCATTGCTGCTGGTCATTGGTGACAGCGAATCTGCTTGTGTAAGTTTTTCTGTTTTGCAACAGTTGCTAGACAATGAAACCCTGTGTTGGCCTCATTATGTTCCAGAGAATCCTACACTAGAGCAAGTGCTGTCAGTGTTATCGCTCATGGAAAATTGGCAAACACCAGAGTGGTTCAAGGTAGTAGATTTAAGTGTGAGAGACCTTGAAGTGGTTCCAGTAATGTATGCAACACATCGCTGGCATGATTGGATTTCATTTTATCCCGCCAATGGTAATTTTAAGCTAGAAAATCATACACAGCTTTATCCTGTTTGGCTGGCCGGCAGTTTGAAACCACTGGAATATTGGGTATGACCGACGGTATCCAGTTTGAATTGAGAAAGCGCAATAAAAAGCGCGACGAATTGTGGTCTGTGCAATATGACGTTCACACTGGACAAATTTTAGCCATAGAACCGGGTTCCAAAGTTGCCAGTGATAGATTGATAATTTCGTTTGCTAGAGTTAGAGAAATTCTTGGAGGCAAAAAGAGTCAGGCTAATTTTAGAGTTGGATTCAACGAAACCATTGGCGCACTAGACCTAATAGATCTGCGAGCACCCAAGTCAATGGTTAGTGGCGAAAAGAAACAGGGTAGTAAAGGCTGGTTAACCATTGGCGAATATCAAGGAGATGTAGATGCAGATTTTAGGGCACTGTTATTCAATGATAACGGAATTTTGCGAATCGAAGCATCGCACATGTGGACCAGCAACACCAGAGAGGTATTGTCTCATCACGAATCTACTGAAATCATTCCATTTTTTATAACAGACATGGAAGATCCGCATCAGTTACTGGGACGCAGTGAAATTAGATTAACTGACATAGTTGATCGCGGCTTTTGGGAAACACGACTGTGGTCTTTTATTGATCATGAAATTGTAACACGCATACTGTATCAAGGTCAGCGTATAAGAATCAATCTGCCTCAGATTGCACAAGCAATGTTTTTTACTAGACTCAGTCGTTATGCCGAATTTACAGGCATCATTGACGATCAAAACATAATGAGTCATATTGGTCCCGGTAAGCATGTTTCCCTCTTTGTCAAAGATGGTACCCTATGGGCACAGAGCCATTATCAACCAGGGTGTGCCATTGACCAGCTTAAAGGGCATTTACAGATTGCAGTGGTAAACGGTCATGATTTAGAATCTTTTGTATCTTGGGCTTGGTTACCAGCACTGTTATTGAGACAAACACAGCCGTTTGAAGTGTTACCAAATTGGTCTTATCAGCAACTGCCTTCGGCGTTATATAAGGCTAACAATATTGATATTGGAGTTCTTTCATGAAAACACCAATCAGTGAATTTGATGTGGTTTTTATCAGCTATGACGAACCCAATGCGGATGAAAACTATGCAGATTTGCTAGAAAAATGTCCTTGGGCAAAGAGAAGTCATGGAGTATATGGTAGCGATGCTTGCCATAAAGCCGCCGCTCGCCTGGCAGAAACTGAACGCTTTATTACCATTGATGCAGATAACAAGGTTCGTCCAGATTTCTTTGAACTTGAACTAGATTTACACAAGTTTGATCGCAGCGATGTGCTGTCGTGGTCAGGTAAAAACATCATCAACGGATTGGTATATGGCAATGGTGGTGTCAAACTTTGGCCCAAAAAAGTAGTTGAACAGATGCGTACACACGAAGCAGTAGACAACGGTCCAGGTGCTGTGGACTTTTGCTGGGACATACACTATCACCAATTAAACAATATCTATAGTGATGTTTACAATAATGCCACTCCTTATCAGGCATATCGTGCTGGGTTTAGAGAAGGTGTAAAGCTGGCATTACACGATGGCCGTCCAATGGATTGGAGGCAAATTGCCGAAAAGAATAATTTTAAAAATCATCGTAGATTGTTAGTATGGATGAGTGTCGGGCAAGATGTACCAAACGGGCTGTGGGCTATGTATGGTGCAAGGTTAGGCTGTTATTTGACCAATATTCGCAGAGACTGGGATTATACATTGGTGCGCGACTTTGAATGGCACAATCAATATTGGAGAGAAGATATCATGCCACAGTTTGCTGGTGACGAAATTACTTGTCCTGTCAGTAAGTACTCCTGGAACAAAACTAGGCTCATAGCTGAAACTTCCAAGCTTGGTAGAGTAATGCGCCAAGATCTTAGACTTGACGTTGCTGATTTAGATGAAACGGGAAGTCGTTTTTTTAAAGCCAGCTACTTTAATCCTCATAGACTTGGTCCCACAGTCAAAGAGAGTGATGTTGAACAGTTTATTTTGGAGTAAACTTTGTTAGATGTGTTTTTCATTAGTATGCAAGAAGAAGGTGCTGATGAAAATTTTGCACGGCTACAGGAATTTGTGCCTCATGCTTGCCGTATTGACAATGTGGTTGGTATTTACAATGTTCACCGCACTTGCGCGGAACGCAGCACCACAGATAACTTTTGGGTAGTTGATGCCGACGCCTGGATACTAGATAACTTTGATTTTTCCTGGGAACCCAATGATGAAATTCAGCAATTTGGAGTACCAGAATCCAAGTGTGTACATGTCTGGCCAAGCATAAATCCAGTTAACGGTCTGACCTACGGTTATGGTGCTGTAAAAGTTTTCCATCGGGCTCCATTTTTAGAAAGCAAATCCTGGAACATCGATGTCACTACTTCCATGGCACCATTGGTTACTAGAGATATCATTAGTTGCGAAACAAGATTCAATGTTACACCACAAAGTGCTTGGATAGGTGCATTTAGAGAATGTGCCAAGCTGTCATCTTTAGTCGTAATCAAAAACAGAATTAAAAAGATTCGCCAGCAAGAACAAAGCGAACTTGAAGAACTTTCAAGTTATGTATCAACACAAGATTGGGATGATGTACAAAAAAACAATTATCGTCGCAGCAAATCTATAGTTATCACTGAACAATACAAAGTACAAAAAGAAATATACCATTTCTGGTCAGAAATAAATGAAATAGCTCAGCGGAACTTGATTTGGTGTACTGAAGGATGGAACAATAAAAACGGAAAATATGCAGTTTTAGGCGCACAAACTGGAACAAAGTTTGGATTAGCTTATGGCGATTCACCAGGATTAGAACTGATCAATGATTGGTCGTGGTTAAAAAAGGAATTTGAGACTCATGTCACTGTTTAATTTTGCCAAGTCGATAAAAAAAGAAGGTCATATTCTTGGACAGTTTCCAGTGGCATTTTTAAGCTACGACGAACCCAATGCTGACCAACACTGGGATCATCTAAGAAAAAATCGTCCAGGCAATCTTCTTCAAAGAGTACATAAAGTCAAAGGATTTGATGCAGCACACAAAGCCGCTGCCGCTGCTTTCTCCAATGCCAGTCATGTTATTACTGTGGATGCTGACAATCTAGTTGACTTGAACTTTTTTAATTTGCACTTACATGCCAATATTGAATTGCCCATCAGCTATTCATGGAATGGATACCAACATACCAATGGCCTGGTGTATGGCAATGGTGGTATCAAGCTATGGAATCGACAACATTTAGAAACCATGCGTAGCCACGAAGCAGCAGACAATAAAAGAGATGCTGTGGATTTTTGCTGGGATGGCACACAATACAAAACTTTATCAGGTTGCTGGTCAACCACCTTTACTAATGCTAGTGCTTATCAAGCATTTCGCGTTGGTTTTAGAGAAGGCGTAAAGCTCAGTATGGATCAAGGCAATGTGGTGCCATTTGACCAGTGGACTGCTAGAATTCACGGCGCCAATTTTCAGCGACTTTTGACATGGATGACAGTTGGTGCTGATGTAGACAATGGAGCATGGACAATCTACGGCGCTCGTCTGGCAGTTAAGTTGCTGCAATACGATGACTGGGATCCAATTCATATCAGAGACTATGAGTGGTTTGAAGATTTCTTTAAAAACCATAGTAAACTTGATCCGGTCAAAGCCAATTTAGAATTAAGCAAACCACTCAGTGCTGGTCTAGGATTTACACTACCTGAATTTTCTGCGGAACATAGTGCTATTGTAAAAAGAATGCAATTTCATGCTAATAAAGAACTCACCGATAAAGATGTAAAAGCTCAGACAAATTTAAAATTTTATGGTTGGTTCAATGAATAAGCTTAGAGAACTGCAAAACTCTGTGTTGATATTTCTCGATGAAGCAATTGGTCATCGTCGCAGCCTGCACATGTTACATAGATGGTTTGAGACAGGATCTGACACCGACCTATGCGAATTGGTAGTGCAAGTAGGAAGAGAACACTATATTGATCTATGGCCGTTGATAAACTATTGCCGTAGGAAACCAGATCCAGTGACATTTTTAAGCTACGATAAATCTAATCATATTGACCAAACAGTACACAGTTTATTTCAGCGTCATCTTCGCTTGCCAATGGACTGGACCAACGGAAAAGAAGTAATGCTTTCTCCTATTCCTTCATGGTTAACGCCTAAATTTAAAAGCGGTGATATACAGCAAGGTGTATTCTGGGAGTTGTATGATTGGATAAAGTTAAATTCTACCCTACACCCCGAACCATTGTCAATAATCCCCTATGTATTTGACAAAATCAATGAATCATCAGCTGATTTAACCAAGCTAGTAGACTTATTAAAAATTTTCTTTGGTGATACTATATTAAATTGTTTGCATGACGAATCTATGGACTGTTTTGTCAAAGAAGTAACGAAATATTATCTTTATTATGATAGTAGTATTAGCACCTTGTGTGGTGTGATTGGTGAGAATCCTGATGTAAATTGGAAAGATGCACTGAGTAGAGATCAAATCCAAAGTAAACTTTGGCTCCTAGAAAAAATGCATAAATTAGGTATAAATTCTAAGTCCAAGATAAAAAATATCTTAGAACCTCAGACAGTTCTACTTGTTGGTGGCTGGGTTGGTATACTTCCGTGGTTAATGACCTTGACTAACTTTGAATTTTACAAATTGGTACACACACCAGTGCTGATCAATGTTGATTTTGATAAAACAGTTCATGCAGCAGCCAGCAAACTGCTTGATGGTACCGTTGCTTTTAATTACCAAGGGGTTGATAAGGATATTAAGAAATATAATTTTACGCAACATAAAAATCTTATAGTGATTGACACTATTGTTGAGCACGTTAAAGATCATGAAAAATGGATTAAACGCTTGCCTAAAGGAACGCCGGTTGTGTTACAGGGAAACAACATGTTTGATGCACCTGATCATGTAAACTGTCATCACAGCCTTGAAGAATTTGTTAAGTCGTCTGGGTTAAATACTATACTATGGAGCGGTGAATTGTTACTAAACAAGTGTCTGCGCTTTATGGTTATAGGTATAATATGATATTTGATTCAAGGTTCAAATGTTACGACTTTAAAATTGATATAGAAAAGCTTAAAGAAGAAACACATAAGATATTATGGGATAACACAGTCAATCGTTATCAGCATCAAATATCTTTGCAAACCAATGGCGATACAGACTGGCAGTCTAGTACTG